GGATAAAATACTCAAGGAGAGTGAAGATTACAATGAAATCAGACTTTATCTCTCTCTGTTGATAATAGCAGACCGAAATGAAGAAAAATTGAAAAAGAAGAAAAGGGCTTACGACCATAGTGGATATCATGGTGGGAAACGTAAAACCAAGTCTTACAAAACTAACAGAGGCTTTTACGATTTCAGTCAGTACTACAATTGAAAAAGAATACTTTATTTTTCTTACGAAATAACTTATAATATAAGTACAGATGGAAGTAAGGAAATGAGTGATTTTAACAAAAGTTCAAAAGGGCATCATCACATAGAAAAAAGGGGTAGATTTACAAACTATGATCCAGTATGGACTCCTTTAGTAGTGAAGTCCCTCATGATGTTAGGGAAAACAGTTGTTCAAGTTTGTAATGAACTCCATATCAGTACAGAAACAATATACAGCTGGGCTAAACTACACCCAGAACTGAAACAAGCTATAGATGAGGGGAGAGAGCCAGTCAATGAGAATGTTATTTCAGCCCTTTATCGTGCAGCCATTGGATACACAGTATCTGAAACAATATGGGCAGAAAAACCTATATCGAAAGAGGAAATGGAAGAGAGAGCAAGAATGAAAAATCCTCCTCCTCTTCCGAAAATCCCTGTAGAAGTCAAGAAGCATTATGTAAGGCCTTCAGTAACAGCACAGATGTTTTGGTTGAAGAATAAACTGCCTAATGACTGGAAAGATCAGCACGACGTGAATATGGCAGGCAAGATGGAATATTCCGTCATTCCTTTTACTGAAAGTAGTATGAAGGAGAGTGACGATGAGTGATAAAGCAGTAGCTAATGCTCTTAGGCACAAAAATGTGCTTGGAGCTTGGGCAAAGAAACGTAAAAAGCTGAATAAGAAAGATACCCAAACTGCAGTTATGAAAGAGTTCAAGAGAGGCACTTTACATTCAGGATCAGGGAAAATAGTCAAGAATAGAAAACAGGCAGTTGCAATAATGCTGTCTGAATCAAAAGGGAAATAAGGAGAAAACTATGGCAGGGACGAGTGCAGGAGCAAAGAAAGCATGGGAAAAGCGTAAATCAGAAATGCACTCGACAAAACTACCTGAAGATATTCTGTCTAAAGAGTATTTTGATGAGCAGGTAAAAAGATTATCAAGAAATATTGAATCTGATAATTCATATTTATCAAAGCAGAGTATCCATGAGCGATCTGGTGGTTAACTTTAAGGATTTGCCAAGATTGGTGAATCCCGCATTTTTGCCTCTGTTCAACGATAAGCATCAAACCCATCTGCTTATTGGAGGAGCAGACTCTAGCAAGTCGTATTCCACTGCTCAAAAATATGTTTACAGGATACTTTCCCGACATTACCCATCAAGAATATTGCTGGTAAGGAAGGTAAGAAAGGATGTTCGGCATTCTTGCTATGACTTTGTAAAAAGCATTATTTATTCCTGGAACATGGATCCCCTTTTCAAGTTCAATGATGGGGAAGCATACATCAAGTGTCTACTGAATGGAGCTGATTTCATTGGGGTGGGACTGGATGATGTAACAAAACTGAAATCAATATACAATCCTACAGACTTCTGGGTGGAAGAAGCAGATCAGATAACATATGATGACTACAGCCAATTGCATTTGAGATTAAGAGGAGATACGCCATTCACTAAATCTGAAACGCTTACGATGAACCCAATATGGGCAGGGCATTGGATCAAAAAGGAGCTTTGGGATAAACCCGATCCGAATATTCTGAAACATCATTCCACTTACATAGACAACAAATTTCTTGACCAAGAGACTATTCTGAAACTTCAGCAGATAACTGATCCCTATTATAAAGCAGTCTATGTAGATGGAGATTGGGGAGTATATGGTAATGTAGTTTTCTCCAATTATGTTATTGAGGATTTCGATTATAAGGAAGACGACCTTGAGAATCTGTTCAACGGCATGGACTTTGGATATATTCATGCTTCTGCTATAGTTCGTGGTGGATTCAAGGACGGAGATTTATACATTTATGATGAGCTATATGGTAAAGAGTGGACAAACACAGATTTTATACAGCATGCAGAAGAGTATTTTGGTGAAGAGCATTATTGGCAGATTATAGCAGATAGCGCGGAGCCTGATAGAATAGAGGAGTGGAGAAGAGCAGGATGGGAAGTAGAGCCTGCAAAGAAAGGTAAAGAATCTGTGAGATTTGGTATTGATTTTCTACTTCGCCATAAGATTCATATTCATGCTACGAATTGCCAAAATTTAGCAAGGGAGATTCAGTCCTTCAAACGTAAAGAGAATCGTGATGGGGAAGCAACAGATGATTTCGTAGAGATAGATGACGACTGTATTGCAGCACTGCGCTATGGTACAGAGCCTTTGTGGGATAATTCGTATGGCAATGCTATAGCGTCGAATTACGACTTCGATATTTTGGGATATCTGGGGATATAATTCTGTTAATAAGGAGTAAACTATGGCAGGAACAAGTGCAGGAGCAAAGAAAGCATGGGTGACAAGGAAAGCAGGTGCAAAAGCTGATCCTATGACAGCAAAAAAGAAAGCTTCTAATAAAGAGCAGGATAGATTCTATAGTAGAGCTAAATCAGGACAGCTGAAAAGTGCTTATGAAAAGATGAATTCCAGAAAGAAGTCTAAAAATAGAAAGAGGACTTCCCTTGAAGAAGCTGAAAAATGGTTGGGATCACATACTTTCTAGAGGAGAATTGTGTATGGACTTGATGAAAACAGATAAAGAAGTTCTAACTGACAAAGAGATATTGGCTTATATTGATGACTATGAAACCAGTGTAGTACCTGAAATGGACAAGCTCTGGAACTATTACATAGGCAACGACACTAACATCTTGTCGAAGAAGCAGATTGACCCAAGCAATCCCTCCAATAAAATCCCTATTCCCTATGGCAGGAAGATTATCACCACATTTACAGGATATGCTTACAGACCAAAGTATATAACATACAAACCTGTGAAGAAACTGACTAAAGATGACTTGGATATCTTGAATTATGATGTGAATTCCAATCCCGATGGATACACTACAGAGCAGTTTGATGAACTTTACAAGAGTGCTGAAGAAAGTAACTTGAAAGCTGAATCAATACAGTCGTTTTATGATGGTCTAGCTAAAACATTTGCTGAGAATAATGAACCTTTGAAGACATCAAGAGCAGGACGCAATACAGGTATATTCGGTGTGTCGTATGAACTTCTTTACATAGATTCAGCTATAAATCCTAGCAATAGAAAAATTCCCGTAGAGGCAAAAGTAAGATTTTTCCCCGTCGACCCAAGGGAGATGATACTTCTCTATGATTTCAGCTCTGAACCTAAAAAGAAGATAGCAATACGATTTTATAGAATAAGTAAAACAGGATACAAAGTTGAAGTATACTACAAAGACAAGATTCAAGTCTGGAATAGAATACTAAATGATTCAAGTGATTTCAGCAATAGAAATGGAATATTGAATGGTGAAAAATGGAAGATGGAGCTGGTAGATGAGGCACCGAATTATTTTGATGATATACCTGTTGTAGCATACTATTTTGGCGATGACATGGAAGGACTCATAAGACCAGTAGTCCCCCTTATAGATGCATACGATTCTCTGGTCTCTGATTCGATGGATGAATTCGATCGATTTGCTAATGCTTATCTAATCATGAAAAAGACAGGAATCACTACTCCCGAGGATAAGAAGAGTCCTGGTAGATTCAGTCAAGCACTAAAATTCTTGAAGAATGTAAGAGTTTTTGAAAATCTTCCTTCTGATGCTGATATACACTTCTTAACAAAGGACATACCTACTGCTTTCGTAGACTTCATGAGCAAATTCCTTGAAAATCAGATTCATATTCAATCCCATGTGCCAGATTTTGCAGGAGAAAAGTTCAGTGGGGCGTCAGGAATAGCGATAGAGAGGCTTCTGTTCGATTTTGAAAATGTGTGTTCGAGTGCTGAAGCTGATTTTGATATTGGATTGTATGATAGAATACGACTTATTTCTATAATCTATAAGAAATTGAATTTGCCAACAAGTGATCCAGGGGACATTTCTATTTCTCACAAGAGGAATATCCCACTCAATCTACAAGAGTTTGCACAGACTGCACTTACTATGAAATCAGCAGGTTTCAGCAAATATCTCATTGCAGATATCATGCCTGATGATATAGTACCTGATGTAGATGAGGAGCTAAAACGACAGAAAGAGGAGTTAGATGAGATGATCCCTGATGTTGGTGAGTATTCGAGTCCTGAGGGAAATCCTCAAGATACTAGCCAAAATAATCCTCAAGAAACTGGTGAAGAATAGTAGAATAAGTATATAATATAAGAGTAAGGAGTATATGAATTATAGTATGAAGTAGCAAGCCAGGATAGCTCAAGAGGATAGAGCACTAAACTATAGTAATGATGCAGGGTTCGAGTCCCGCTCCTGGCAAATCTTTTAACCAAGGAGAAGATTATGACTAGCAAGAAAGAGAGTCTGAATTCTATCTCTGAAACTTATGCTGCTAGTAAAGACGAAGACATGGTTTCAGATCTTGTGGATACTACTGATGATTAT